ATTCAAAGTTATTCAATTAACAACACACAACTTAGATTTTATACACTATTACTAACAATAGCATCATTCATTTTTTTTAATTATACACCAAATAATCAAACAAACTAAAAATTACTCACAATTATAATTATAATTACATCAAATAAACAAATCAAAATCATATTTTAGTAAAATCACGAATTTTAGTATTAACACCATTTAATACTTGTAACCATTCAACCCATTTATAATTATACCAAATTATTATTATTTTTTTATTAAATAAATAAGCATACACAACAAAAAAAACTTATTTATTTAAACATGGTATAATACATTACATTACAATACAATACACATACAATTACTATTCAATAAAACCTACCCACTCAGATATTACTTCTTTACTAACATTTCGAGACTCTAATTCAACAATTACCATCTCGCGATGCTTCTCAACTGAATACATATTCTGCTCTTCTAATTTTAACTTTTCAATATGAATTATGTTTCCTATCTGTTCAGAATCGGAAATATGAATACTAACACAATCACTATAACCATTCAAACAATTTATTAACCGAGACATACGACCTGTATAACACTTACACTGAGAATCAACCATCTCATCATTCAAAATTCGTTTTATTTCACTACTTTCAACATGTGTGTCCGCGACCGACAACACACACCTTAGTAACTCTTCAAATGTTACCTGAACCACTGAATGAACTGTTGTATCGTCCATATACTCCATTAACAACTGCTTAACAGTTTCCGTTAACACACTATCATTCACAACATAGTCACGAACATTTACTATAGTTGGCTTTAACCCAATCAGTCGGGCAATGGATTTACGAACACACTCTTGCACATGATGATTATGAACATTTTGTGAATCATTGTAAACACCTTGACTTGTTTTAGACCTATTTAAAAATCGTTGGATATTTGGAGCAATATACTCAACTGGATTATCATGGTACCATAAGTTTCGCAAATTATTTGGTAACATAAATGCTAAAGTAGTAATTTGATTATTATCACAATCTATTATTTGTAAATTGGGCAACTCAAGTCCTTCAATCTCCATAATTTGATTAGAAGAACAATCTAATTCTTGTAAATTGAGCAAGTCAAATCCTTCAATTGTAGTAATTTGATTATTATTACAATATAATACTTGTAACTTGGGCAATTCAAGTTTTTCAATCTCCGTAATTTGATTATGAGAGCAATTTAATACTTGTAAATTGGGCAAGTCAAGTCCTTCAATCTTTGTAATTTGATTAGAAGAGCAATCCAAATCTTGTAAATTAAGCAATTCAAGTCCTTCAATCTCTGTAATTTGATTAAAAGAGCATTGTAATATTTGTAACTTGGGCAACTGAAGTCCTTCAATTGTAGTAATTTGATTCTCAGAACAATATAATATTTGTAAATTGGACAAGTTAAGTCCTTCAATCTCCGTAATTTGATTACGAGAACAATATAATGTTTGTAAATTGGGCAACTCAAGTCCTTCAATTTCTGTAATTTGATTACGAGAACAATATAATGTTTGTAAATTGGGCAACTTAAGTCTTTCAATCTCTGTAATTTGATTTTTAGAACAAGATAATTGTTGTAAATTAGGCAGCTCAAGTCCTTCAATTGTAGTAATTTTATTAGAAGAACAATTTAAATGTTGTAATTTGGGCAACTCAAGTCCTTCAATTACTGTAATTTGATTATGAGAACAATTTAATTCTTGTAAATTGGGTAGATTAGTTAGCACCAATGAACCTTTAATTTTGTTGGAAGAAATATCTAAGTGAGATACTTTTGTATTTTCAGGACTTCCTAATAAAACCCACCCATTGTATTCATCTTTTCCCCATTTTACGGTTTTAAGTTCGTTTGCAATTTCCATAATTAATAAATAATCAGTATTTACTAATAATTTAATAATCATTTTTAATTAGGTGCTTAAATACATATTCTAATTTTAACCTTTCAATCTGAATTATATTTTTGATTTATTCAAAAAAAAATGATTGATTTTGTTATAAGTAATTAATAACAGTAATGTAATACAAATGTCTGACATATCTTCACAAGTTAATTATTGGTTTGAGTGTTCAATTTGTTGTGAGGAGGTTAAGCCTTGTAAATCATCTCGTCGTATGATTAGTAAATGTGAGTGTCCTCGTTGTGAGTATACAGTTTGCTCGTTATGTCAGACGCGGTTTGGACGCGCCGAATGTTCTTTATGCCACTTTGAATTTCCCCGCTTATTTATAATTAATTCATTGGGTAAATCATTTTTAAAAAATATTGCTATTCCAAATATTACTAAAAAATTGATGTTAGTACAGCGTGCTAATCTGGGTGCCACAGATGTTCAAAATAGTATTAATTGGATAAATGAATGTAATAAAATAAAAAAAAATAGTCGTTTTGGAGGAAATCTTCAACTACCACCACGTCCAACACTTAATGGAAAAACAATTACTCATAAACATGCATGTACAATTGGTTCTTGTAGAGGCATTGCACTATTGTTTAGCGAAACGGTAAGTAAATGTAACACATGTTCTGGCATTATGTGTTGCGCTTGCCATTGCAAACTACAAAATACGTCTGATACCCATGTATGCGACCAACATGATTTGGATGTTTTAAACTTATCAAAACCATGTCCAAAATGCATGTCATTAATTCAGCATGATGGGGGGTGTCATGATATGATTTGTACAAATTGCAGTACTAAATTTAATTGGAATACTGGTAATATAATGACTTTTACTACAAATCATCATTATTCAACTGATTCAAAAATATCTGTTGGATGTACAACGTCTTTTGAATATCCTCGTATTGCATTGGACGTAATAATGGATATTGCAGAAAAAACAACTAATAAAGTAGGCATTAATAATTTTAACAATTATCCTTTTAAAATAATTGAATGTTTGTATAACACAACTGATGCAGTTCGTGAATATTCAAAAGATATATTTGATAATATAAATAATATAACGTCCACCTGGATAAATAAAACACATGACTTACGAATACAATATCTCACAAATAATATTTCTGATACTAAGTGGTCCCAACAAGTGTACTCTTTATGGACACAGTATCGTTATAAACTTCTTCACTCTGATATTATTAATACATTTTTAATAAAAACTGATGATTTGCAACTTTATTTTAGAGAGTTGTTAGTTGATAATGCACCTACGTGTGAATATAATAATATTTTAAATGAATATGAAGCACTGGTTAATATTTGTAATTCATGTTTTGTAGATATATTTAATACATATCCTGTGACATGTTCAGCAATGCATATTTGTACAATTGGAGAAATTAATGAAAATACTAAATGTTCATTATTTAGTAAGATACCTGTTGAACCAAAGTTAGATTCAATTAAAAAAAAAGTAAAAAAGGAAAAGGAACAAGTTGTTGACACCAAAGAAATTCAGTTAATAGAATATCAAGTACAGCATGTGGTTCGTCTTAATAATATTTTCAACACATGTCATTTTGCTTTAGATTTATCAATGCTTGGTTCTGGGAAAACATATACAGCCATGGAAATATACAAACGCCGTAGGTACACTCAGGGACTTATTATTGCTCCTGCCAGTATGATAAGTAAATGGCGCAAACTAACAAATGAATATGGATTATCCGGTATTAGTATTATTTCGTTTAATGCATTGGGTGGTACTAAAACCGGAACCAGTTATTCTGCCCAACATTTAGTTCGCCGAGGTAATAGTAATGGGAATAATCACATAGCAACAAATGAATTAGTTAAGTGCGTACAAAATGGAATGATGGTTATTATTGACGAAATACAAAATATAAAAAACAAAGGAACAGCCAAAACATCGGCATGTAAGGAAATTATCCGAGTTATATACGATGAGTATACAAAAACACATGGTAATACAAATTCAAGAGTATTGTTAATTTCGGGAAGTCCCATTGACAATTATGCACAAATTGAGCAGTTTTTTAAAACAATTGGTGTAATGAAAAGTGTTCAATTTGAACGATTTAATATTGGCGCATTTTCGCGAGCTCGGTATTTGCATAACCAAACTGGGATGAACGAAGCTGGAAATATAGAAACAGGACTTGCTGAAATACATGAATTTTGTATGAATTACGACAAAGAAAGTGCAAATAATATTAAGTATTCGGATTCTTCTTTATCAGTTCTTTCCCATAAAAATTATCAACCAAGTCCAGCACAAAAGTGTTATGATTACTTCATAACCATTATAAAGCCGTATTTAACTTCATATATGATTATATCAGGAAATAATTGTCAGGTATCAAAGTACAATGGAATGTTTCCACTAAAATATGGAACTGATAATAATTGTGATATTATCCGGTTATTAAAGCAAGGTGAGGCATCTATTCGTAAAGGAATTCAACACATTGGAGGAGAAGGAATAACAATTACAAATAGTTCTGTCCAGTGTTTACAATTAATTCAGCGAGGGCTTAATATGATTGAAACATCAAAAATACCATTATTTGTACAAAATGCTCGAGACGCTCTTATAAAAAACCCATCATGTAAAGTTGTGATTGCATGTAATTTTACATTAACTCTTTCTGATCTAAAACGCGAATTATCTGAATTTGGTGTAATTGTTGTGGATGGTTCAACATCTTCAAAAAAACGCCAACATTTAATAGACCAATTTCAAGAACCTAACTTAAATGTAAGAGTTCTTGTAGGAAATATGAAAGTTATATCAACTGGAATTGATTTAGATGATAAAAATGGAGCTTTTCCGCGCGTATGCTTTGTAAGCCCCAGTTATCATACAATTGATTTATACCAGATGAGTTATCGGTTTATTCGTTCTACGACAACACGGTCTAATAGTCAAATGTATGTGGTTTATACTACATTAAAAAATGAACATGATGGAGAACGCAATTTAATGGGGGGAGAACATCATTTAATGAAGGCACTTACTAAAAAAAGTAGTATTATGAAAATGATAACACAAGAGCAGTCAGACTTGGCTGACATAACATTTCCTTGCGACTATGATTTATTTTACCCAGAACACCCACAAGATGAAAATAAATGGAATAAAGAGTGCAATGAGATTTTTAATCGAAGCTTAGATAATATAGTAAATAATATAATAGTATAATATGCATAGAGATATTTGTTGTATGTTTAAACTATAAGTAATAAATATTATTTTTTTTACAAATTTACACTTGCTGCTGACATAATCTCTCTCTCACACACACATAGTAAGCATGCACCATAACTATATAATGCATATTATCTTCTATGATTCCACAATGACCAATTTGCCTTCTTTTACATTGTTCACAATAAGTCCCTCCACTTGTTCCACACAAAATTTATTTTTAACCTCTGTGACTCCAGTGAGTCGATTAGTCACTTCACAAGGCTTTCTTCTCCGGTATAGCAGCGTTCCGTAGCGCTGATGATGAGTCATGGAAGTCATTCGACCTGACTGGTGCAGAAGAGTCAATTTCTGCAATGTGTTCATGGAATCGACTTCTTTCTTCGGTGTTGAAGTGATAGGTTCCAAGTGAAGAGTTGTTGATACTGCGTTAATTGAGCAATCATAACTCCTCCAAAGTACAAGTTCAAAAGCATCTGATAAACATGAGTACACGCCCATTCGAGCATCAAAGATGACATTAGGTAAAGATTCCATCACGTCAAGTCCACCTTTCATGATCAAGCAGCGATTAAAACGTTGTGTTGCTAAACTTGCACATAGTGTTAGCAACTTATCTCTTCTTCCATTATACACATGAGGCTCATACATTTGCAGCTTATCGTTAAAAGGCATGGGACTGAACAGCAGAGTGATTTCATCACTCTGAGTGTATGCATAAGTAACATTACTCAGTGTCTCAACAAGAAAGGAGCAAACATCCTTCATCATATCTTCAAATACTTGCGAATATCCCTCCTCTAACACACCTAGTCGACGCAGATGTGGGCACACGGTAGAGAAATTCTTTCCATCCAAGCGAATGGTGTAGTATTGATCGCCAGATACATTGACAAGTTGTTTTTCATTGGAACTCAATTTAGAACCCAGAGGGCCCCATGTGTTTAACTTGTTAAGGGTAGAACTACTTGGCAAGACTTGGTATTCATCGCGTGTAAAAGGAAGTAATGCTTTCTTGTTGGCGTGTTTATCGTAAACACAAGTGGGATACTCTGCTAATTGAAGTAACTCATACACAGACATTGCCGTCAATATGGTTCAGTATAATTCAAATTTCGATTTCTTGAATATATTAATTTATTTTCATTTTTTTTTACGTTTATAAAATAACACAACATATAATAAAAACAAATAGTATTTAAAACCAATTAATCAAACACATATTATATTAATGATAACACATTGTCCAGTACTGAATAATTTAAATCCCTTTATAATTAAAGGGATAATTACAATGATTCCTGGATTTACTATGATATATTTTGAAAATATTGGTATTAATAAACTAAAAAATATTAAAATGTGCAATTTTATTAATGATGGATACTATTATGGTATTGCTAATACAATGTTATCAATGGGTGCTATTATGATTGGGTATGGTATAAATAAGGCAATCAAATAAAGAAAATACAAGTAAAATTAAATTAATATAAACGCATGTATATACATAATATACATATACATGCCACAAATATTTTTAAGTATGTTTTCAATTAAAACTCCATCAAATAAAATACCAAATGTATTTACAATTGATTATAGAAAAGGATATAATGTCGCATGGACTAATAATATTAAAGATTATTGGCCTTAAATGCATTTTAGGAATTTACTAAAAATATTTAATATTATAATACTATAATCATATAATGTCGTGCACTCGAAACAAAAATACACCAGGAAATTATAATTTAGAGAGAATACAACAAAATTCAATTCAACAATATAGATCAGCAGAACATTTTGCAACACCTGAACAAACATATTTACCGGGTAACGGGTTTATTCATTCATGGCTTCCTAATACCCAGTTAGCTTATAACGCAATCGACATTGAATCAAATTTACGAGGTATTGGTTCAACAAATTTGGTTAATCCAATGCCTACATTTGTTCCTGAACCTAAAGTTCAGAATTTACAACAAATGCATTTATTTAAAACCCAAAATATTATTATGCCGGACCCTTTAATTATTGAAAAAAATCAAAGACCAACATTTTAAAAAAAAATATTAATTTAACATTTCCATTTCAAACAAAATGGAAATGTTTTAACACATCAACCTGTTTTTTTAAATCCATGATATTTTTACACATACAATATGACAAATAACTTAATTATTTCATATCACAGTTAATTTCTCTTGTAGGAATTCCACCTCTTTGCCATTCATTATTACTACTTTCTAAAACAACAGATAAACTATTAATATGATTTTGAGCATCGGGAAGTAAAGGTGTATGAGCATACTCAATATTATTTAATTCACTTGATTGTACTTGTGTTTTGCGGCTGCTTGTAATGGTTCCATGCATAAGCTTATGCTCGAGGTCTGGGTTAACGGCCCCTCTGCCTAAAAAGGGGACTGTAACAAATGGGCGAGAAAAAAGATCAATGCGAGAGATTGGTTCATCTGGGACAATGCTTCTCTGTAACATTGTGCTTTCATCAATATTATAACCACCGGCCCCAACACTGTGTCCGCCATTAAAAAACACACCTGGTTGCGAAGTTGCTAAACTAATAGGTTTGGACATTGTGGAATCTGCACTAAAAAAATTTTGGGTCATATAATTACATTGAGCAGTATTTTGAATAGAACGCTGGTCTAAATAGCACTGGTCCTCAGTAATACGAGTATTATTATCAATTGAAAAATCAGAAAACATGCCAATTATTATATACTAATACAATAATAATAATAAATAATAAATAATAATAATTTATTTATAGTTGTACGGGAGAAATTTAACTTTTGTAAATTGGATAAATTAAATTGGATAAATTATTTAACATTACTATGAGAAATATTTAAGTGAATTACCTTTGTATTTTCAGGACTTCCTAATACAATTTTTAAATAAAAACGTTTTTAATCAAAAACACAAATTTGGCATATTTTTGGACATTTATTTGGACATTATTGCCCTTACCATTCGCCCTAATATATTTTTAACATATAAATATATTTTTTACTACACTATGGTTTGGGGATTTTTATATACCATTATATACCATTGTATATCATTTATCCCCTATGCTCATAAATCAGTTAATTCTTAAAAAAATATCATTAGGTAAAGGATGTCGTAAAATGATAATATTTTTATTTTTATATTAAGGGGATTTTTGGGGATTTTTATGTATCATTTTAAAAATGTCCAATATTTATAAAATGACCATTTTTCTTCATTTTGGCGCGTTTTTTAGCCATATTTTAAGTATGCTAACATTTATATTTGTATTATTTTACATTTTAAAGCATCAATGGTATTAAAATTTATAGGTCCTCAAAAAGTCATTTTGGCGCGTTTTTTCATCTTTTTTCCCATTTTAATTTATGATATTTAAAAATGGACATTTTATAAATGTCCAATATTGATTTTTGTTTTTCAAAATTGAAAAAATAACAAGAAAACGCGCCATTGTCCCTTTTTGGCAATTACTTAAATTATTTTATTTTTTTATTAATTATATATTTAGATTAAACCTTCAATCATTTTAATTTCGTCTTCTATAAGATTAAACAATTTATATATTTCCTCGTCACTTTTATTTTTATCAATAAATGGAATATTATGGTATATTTTTTCAATATTAAACCCAGACCATTTGCAAATATTAAAAACAAATTTATATAATTTACTATTTAGATTATTAACATACTCTTTTTTATCTGTTAATAAATACATTTGTGCCTGTGTAAATCCCATAGTTCCATTATCATATATAGGGTTTAAATTACCTGATAAGTTAAGTAATATTTTTTTATCATCTTGTTTGGTATGTTTTATTTTTGAGTATCTAATATTTCTTTTTGTGGTATGTCTTACAGGATATAAATAGTCATCTTTTTTATCATCATTTAATTTGTTTTTATGTGTTGTATTATGCAACTCACAAGAAGTATTAAATGATACTTTTGGCAAGTCATTATTCATAAATTTTTTTATAATATTAATAGTTTCATTATTAATAAATTTTGGTAAATAATCCATACCATTTAAATTACAAACACTTTTGTAGATTTGTTTATTATATTCACAAACAACTTCTGTGTCTCCTATGATGTTTGTATTTTTAATAAGATAATAAGAGAACGTACTACCCACATTAAAGTATTTCTAAATCCCATAAAATCCAACAATCCTTTGGAATATTATAATCATTTATAGGTTTTGAGTATGTTGCTGTAATTTGAACTGTAAATGATTGATTTCCATAACATTCTAATGTTTTTTTTGCTAATTCGGTTGTTCCTCCATTATGACTTTCATCAATAAATCTCATATCAAAAGACATTTTCTTTAACCAAGAAATACTTGTTGTTTTGTCCCCACACTTTTTATCAGGTCCTTTATCAACTTTAGTCTGTAAGAATTGTTTAGAACAAATAATAATATTTTTTTTGGTTAAATCAGGTTTTTTATTTTTTCCATTTAATACGATAATATTAAAGTCTGTTAATTGAATACAATCAAATACTTTTCTTAGAACATTATTTTTACGCAATTGATGTTTATTGGCAACAATTACAAAACAAAGATAATTGGAAAATGATTTTTCCAAGAACAGTAACACAAAGAGCTGATTATAGTGATATTGAAAAATGTAATATAAATTATGACTATCTAATGCTTGACAAATATGAATAATCTAGATTATTATATAACCTTTAATAGGTTTATATTTGCTTCTTATTTCGTTTAAAGATTTAAAAGGTGTGTTTTCTTTTAAATAATTCATCATTAAATTGTGTCCTTCTTGTTGATTAGATTTACTCGGTATCATGTGTTTAACTGAATATTTATTTATAACACCTGAATTTATATTTAAATATCCAAACAAAAAGTCAACTCCCCAAGTCCATTTATTTTCAATAGTATGCAAACTAAAGAATTTATGGAAGTCCTTGGGAGATAATAAAAGAAAATAAATTTCAAGAAAATTATGAAATGTAAGGTGATTATACATATTCATAAATTTCCAAGAACTATTAATTACTTTTGGTGAAAATATTTCAATATTATATTTATTTTTTATTTGTATCATATCATAAATATCAATACTTTCAATTTTGATGTCATCTAAAACGAAAAATATAAAATCGTAGTTGTCTACATTATTATTGTAAGTATTAGCTAAAAATACCTCTGTCAAAACACCTTTTTTATTATAAAAAAACATTTCATCTATAAAATTTAAAGTTTGTACTGTATTTTTTATTTTATTATTTTTATCATTATTAGTTTCATATGAATTAATCATGACATCAAAATTTGTACCAAGATTTTTATGCAAATAAGTTAAATTGTGAGATAGTAATTTTAACTTTAAATCTAAATCAGGATCACCAATACATGCTAGATAATATAAAAATTTCATATATATAATTTATTTAAAAGATTTCTTTATATATAGAATATTTTAAATTGATGATATGCTTGGTTTAAGTCATTCCAGTCAATTATAATAGTATCTTCTTTTTCTAACAATGATTTTAATTGATGGTTTGTTTTTTCTACATTATTTTTCATAGTTTCAAACCCAATTCTATCTCTAACACATATACATAATGACATAGTATATTCTTCATACTGTTTAAAATTTGTTAATATTTTATCAATATCAAGTTTTCCAACTTGGGTTTTATTTAAATTTTTTGAAGTTGAAACTAATAAATGTTTTTCATTATTTTTACAAATACCGGTCAAATCAGATGAATCCCCTTTATCTTTTAAATTAATAAGGTTATCTTTTTGATTGTAAAATACATCTTTTATTGTAGTATTTTTTGTTATGGTTTTTTCATTGTAATTACCCTTACAAATATCATATGCTTTTGTTTTGTCTATTAACCCAAGTCCAGCGAATAACCTTAACAGAGATTCTTGTTTATCTTTACCAGTCCATGGGGTTTCTAACCAATGTAAAATATTATTTTCTTTGTGCGATTGAAGAAACTCATAAAGGTCTTTAAATGTATACATATTATATGATTGATTGTGTCATTAGTATTCAAAATATAATTTTCATTTTTTTTTAAAAATTAAAACATTTATT